CAGCTGGCGTAGGAAAGACGACCGTAGCCAGAGCCATGCTTGAACAACTTGGTTGTGATTATATCGTCATTAATGGATCTATGAATGGTAATATTGACACGTTACGCAACGAAATTCTCAACTTCGCGTCATCCGTATCACTTTCGGGTGGAAGAAAATATGTCATCCTGGATGAAGCGGACTATCTTAATGCCAATTCTACTCAACCCGCTCTTCGTAATTTCATGGAAGAGTTCTCCAGAAACTGTGGCTTCATACTTACATGCAACTTCAAGAACCGTATCATCGACCCTTTACACTCTCGATGCTCAGTAATTGACTTTAAGATTAGCAAGAAGGCGACAGCTAAACTTGCTTCTCAGTTCTTTAAGCGTGTTACAGTTATTCTTGACAAAGAGAATATCCAATTTGATCAGAAGGTTGTAGCTGAAGTTATTAATAAGCACTTCCCTGATTGGAGACGAGTTCTAAACGAACTTCAGAGATATTCGTCTACAGGTAAGATTGATTCTGGTATTCTGGCTAATATGACAGAAGCCACTATCAAAGAACTTGTTGGATTCATGAAGGACAGCAATTATACAGAATGTCGTAAGTGGGTTAAGAATAATATGGACTCAGATGCTTATGCTCTGTTCAATCAGTTCTATGAGATTTCTTCTGAGATTATGACTCCACAAACAGCACCTGAGTTGGTATTGCTTCTCGCAAAATATCAATATCAAAATGCATTCGCTGCAAATCCTGAGATTAACTTCCTCGCATTCTTGGTCGATGTTATGGCAACATGTGAGTTCAAGTAATGAGTAAGTTTCTCGATGTAACGATGCAGGAAAGGGTAGAGCCAAAGGTAGAGCAGAAAGCAGAAAAGAAAAGATATGATTGGAGATTTGAAAACTCCATCAACAAAAAGACATCCAAGGTAGATCTTGATAGTGATTATTCCAAATGGAGAATCAACAATATATTGTCAACCCATTGGGATTCTGTCAAGTATGCAAACGAGATGAATATCAACTATGATATCACAGACCAGATGCATTATGATTATCTATTTGGAGCTCTTCGAAAAGGCTCTCGGTATACCAAACCAGAATCAAAAGAGGAAAAGAAGGAAAGAGAACGAGAACAGGCTCTAATCTCCTTAGTTTCTGCTTATTATAAATATAATCGGCTGCGTGCAAAAGAGGCTATTAAAATCCTCTCAGCGGAGCAAATTGAATATATTAAGCAAAAACAAGAAAAAGGTGGAGTCTCATGAATGCATTGCTCGACACGCTGGTGGAGGTAAGGATAGCTGAAGAAGAAGACTTTCTGAAGATCAAAGAAACTCTGACTCGTATTGGAGTTGCCTCTCGTAAAGAAAAGAAACTGTATCAATCCTGTCATATTCTACATAAGCAGGGCAGATACTACATCGTTCATTTCAAGGAAATGTTCGCTCTCGATGGTAAGCCATCTAACTTCTCCGATGAGGATAAGGGTCGCCGTAATAAAGTTGTCGGTCTCCTGTCTGATTGGGGTTTATTGAAAGTGGTTGAACCCACTGTTATTGAAGAGCCTGTTGCTTCAATGAGCCAGATCAAGATTATCAATCATAAAGAAAAGAATGATTGGTTGCTTGAGGCAAAATATAATATGGGCAGAAAAAAGAAATGACATTACGGTTCCTAGAATTCATAACAGAATTATTTGACAAACCATGGAGTTTAGAAAACGTAAATGGTGGAGATATGCACGAATTTGTCAAAAAAGAACTAAAAGACAAATATCCGAATTATAGTCGTTTAACAGTGTATAAAGCTACTGACGACAAAGGTAATCATAAAGGACATGTTATAGAATTCGCTCACAATGGTGCTATGGAAATTCATCATTCAGATGAAAATGATAATTCTGGTGTTTGGAATATATCTAATAAACCAAACACGAAATTTATTGGTACTATGAAAAAAAGAGTTATATATCATGCTAACGAAAAATCTCATAAAGTAAGATTGGTCGGCAGAAAAGATATGATAAAACAATACCACAAAATAGGAAAAAGATTAATAGATAATCATAAAGATTTAACTATATCTGAAATATCAAAACACGATCATCCATATTTTAAAGATGTATATGAGTTTATAGTTAAGCCTAAAGATAAATTTGGTTTAGATGAGTATAGAAAACAAAAGTGAAGGATTTATATTATGTTTGGATTATGGACTGTTGAAAGAAAACCCACTACACCTGCAGAAGAAAAGCTCGAACAGATTAGAAATATTCTGTTCCCTAACCCAGATCTTAGGGCTGAAGTCGATCCTAAGACTGGCGAGCAATACAAATGGCAAGTTGAGTATTCTGCAGACATGAACCTTGATGCTGCTCTTATTGATCTTGAAGAAGGTCATAATGATAAGGCTGTTCATAATACTATTCGTGGCGTTGTTGAGATGATTCAAGATGTTCGTAATATTCTTGAGGCTCATATGGAGTTGTCCAAAGAGGCTCGTTATATCCTTGTCGAGAATAAAAGGGATACAATCGATGACAAAGACATCGTCTGAAGCAGAAAAGATAGTTGAGTTACTCGAAAGAATTATAGATACCAGATATATGATGCTCAAAGAGTTGGACTTCGAGAATCATAGATATGCAGCACATTATAAAAAAGAACATTATGATCCTCTTGTTGAAACACTAAAGGATGCTTTTCAGAACATTAACAAAATTTAATGTTCCTACACCCCATTTTGTGCTTTACTTCTTAATCATTATAGGTTATAATGAAATGAGGATTGGGGGTGACCATGTCTATGCATCTTTTACCAGTATATTTCAACGATGTAGGTAAAAGTAAACGAAAGAAAAAGAATAAAGATATACTCACAGCCCACGATAAGTGGCTGATTTCTAAGGGTCTACATCTTTCTCAGATAAAATCAAAAAAAGAAGTTGACAAATCCTGGAAACAGAGGTATACTAATAGTCTAAAAGTTGATAGGTCAACCAAAGAGTATGACAATAAAGAGTTTATTGCTGGATCTACAGCTAAGACTGATATTATGACTAACTTACATAAAGAGCCTAAACATGTGCAAGATGCAGTCTTAGAAAAAGCATCTCGTGCTATGCCCCTTTATAATAAAGGTGGATATCAGTTATTATCACCAAAAGACGATCTAAAGACAGTTGGAACATTATCGAGGAGATAAATAATGAAGATTGCCGATAAGATGGTAAAAGTAAACGACTCTTTCACTATAAATATCTATGACAATGGTTTTATGGTCGAGATCGGTGGTCAAGATAAGAATGAGGATTGGGCGACTGCTAAGATCCTCTGTAAAGACGAAAAAGAGTTATTGACTTTAATTCAAGAAGCAGTTAAAATGGATCGTACGTAATGGAATATATTCCACCGTATACTATTCAGGAGGTTCAAATGGATAATGTTCAGATTCAGCTTATGGATGAGACTGGTAACTGGAGAACATATACTATTACTCCTAATCAATCCCTGTTGTATAGACAGGCGATGCAACAACTGAGATGGAATTTTCCTAATGCGAGAATCCGTGCAGTTGACAATGATGGCCGTTTGGTCGATATTATGTAATGGAGAAAAATATACAATGACTACTACTGTAACTAAGGTTGAGAAGTTGTTTGAGGCACTTGTTGAGCGTGGTGAGCAATTGACTGCTGCTCAGATTACTTCACGCTATGGTATTGCTAATCCTCATGATGCTGTTTATCAGATCCGTCGTATGGGTTATGCTATCTATCTTAATGAGCGTAAGAACTCCAAAGGTGAAACTGTTGGTAAGTATCGTGCAGGTAAGCCAAGCCGTACACTGATTGCTGCTGGTTATCGAGCATTGGCCGCTGGCCTCTAATACAAGGGCGGTCTTAATGGCCGCCTTTTTTCTTGGTTCGTGGGTCGGACGGTAAGGCACGGGACTGCAAATCCTTGAGAACCCAGTTCAATTCTGGGACGGACCTCCAATTATTTAAGAGGAAAGATATGCTTGGAGAAATTATTCTTTTATCTTTTAAGAGACCAGTCGAAGGTATGATTCCTTGCGATGGTAGAGAACTACTTATTGAAAATTATACCAGATTGTATTCTCTTATAGGTGTCACATATGGCGGTAACGGAGTATCTACATTTAGAATACCAAAGATTGTAGAAACACCTGCCCCTGGTCTCGTTTGGTGTATTCATAACGACGATGATTATCCTATCTTAGATTAAAAAAGACTTTACTTTGTTCTTACGTTAAGTTATAATGATGATACTGACTAAATATAACGTCTTCAAAATTGGAGTAAGACAAATGAAAAAGATTATCGCAGTTGCTCTTCTTGGTACTGCACTCACCACAGCTTCTGTCGCACCTGCCAATGCTTGGTATGGTGGATGGGGTGGTGGATACGGTTATGGCGGTGGTTGGGGATACGGTGGTGCTGCACTAGGTATTGGCCTTGGTGCTGGACTGTTGGGTGGTCTGATTGGTGGAGCCATCGCTGGTGGTGGTTATGGTTACGGCGGTTATGGCGGATACGGTTATGGTGGGTATGGCTATTATGCTCCACCAGTGTATTATACTCCTTATGCTCCTCGCTATTATCGAGTTCCTGCAGCAGTAGCACCTGTCTACGTTCAACCTGCTCCTACTCGTGTTCAGAAGAACATTACTATTAAGAATTCACCAGGTGCTCGAGTTTACGAAGAAGACGATATCTTCGGCTGGTGACTTTCGCTATGTTAATCTAACGAAGGATACTACAATGGTAAACACACTAATATTAGCATTGGTTATGGCTCTTATTATTGGTGTGGTATTTTGGGCAGTT